ATCTAAATTTGTATCACAGTAATGCAGACTGGTATTTGCTTTGATGATAGTTTCCACACATTAGGTTTAGCCTCGGTACTGCATTCGCTGAGGCTATTTTTTTTTACCCTATGGAAAGTTTTAAAGTTATTTGCATCAATGATAAGTACAAGCCAGATGGCTTCATTGGTGATTGGATTAAGAGTGGTGAAGTTTATGAAGTTGATGAATGTGTAACGCTTATTCGTCAAAGAAACATCAAAGGATACAAACTTGCTGGAAAGAATATTCATCCCGAATCAAAGTTCCAGTATTATCTTTCAAACAGATTTAAACCATTTGACGAAGAAGAAGATTTAGAAGCTGAGGAAGCTGTAGCAGAACTTTTGGAAGAAACACTTGTTGAGTATGTTTGAAGTATTCGAAGAATTAGATAAGTTCAACTCAATACTATTTGAGGAAGACAATCACAAGTATCTGTACAACGGAAAAGAATGTGTATCAACAACTTCAATCATAAATAAATACAAAAAACATTTTGACGTAGAAGAACAAGCCACAAGGTATTCTTTGAAACATGGACTTGAATATGAAGATGTAGTTAAAGAATGGGATGATAAAAGGCTTACATCAATAATCAAAGGAACTCATGCTCATAAATATGCTGAATTAAAGTTTGCTAACAAGGTTTATTCGCCATCAGAAGAAGATTTACCAATGGCATTAAGGTCAATGATAGACAAATTTCATGATGATTCTAAGGGTAGGCTTATCCCTATACGTTCAGAAATGATTATTGGTGATGAAGACCTTTTACTTTGCGGAATGATAGACCAATTATTCTACAATGTAAAGGCAAATGAGCTTCAGATATGGGATTATAAGACGAATAAAGAGATAAATACCTACAGTAAATACAAGAACAGAATGACTAATGGTTTAGGCCATTTACATGAGTGTGAATACAACACATATTCACTCCAATTAGCCATATACAAGAAGATTGTTGAAAAAAATACCAATTTAAAATTAGGAAATTCATACATTTGCTGGATTAACGAACAAAACGACACGTACAAAACATTTAAAATGGCCGATATGGTAAACGAAGTCGATTTTATATTCAATAATCTAGCAGCATGAGTACATCTTCTGCCTATTCAAGTAATAAACTAAACCAAGTCGTAAATAACAGTACGCAGCATTTCATTATCTTATCATACATAACTACTATATTTGATTACGACAGAAAGAAAGGTGAATATCATCTGTACTGGTACAATAAAAACAAAGGGGTAGACCCTGATGATACTCATTACAAAAATCTATCCTATAAAAGAATGAATAATAAAGAAATTCGTTTTTTTCATTCAACTATGAATCAATACAATCTTGATATAGATTCAGAAGATGGTAAAATATGGAGTCATAAAGAAATAGGATTCAACAAAGATAAAGTAATAAACTTTGTTCAGCTTGAAATACCTATTTTAGAATCTTAACTATCTTACCATTCTTGTCAACCCTGGCTAATCTCATTCTGTAGTTAGTTTCTTTACTTTGTATATATCTAACAGTTACAGCTGATTCTGTTTGTTCATTAGAAATATTAACTGGGTCATACTTAGCATGGGCTTGTGCATTGATATAAGCGTAAGTAATAGCAAATATCGTATCATCATAGTCATATCTAAGGTCAGATGCCTGATATCTTGTCTGTCTATGCGTATTTTGAGACTTTAAATCCTTTTCTACGAATGTTTTAAGCTGTTCCCATAGCCACGGAACGTGTATTCTATCGCCATAAGCATCCAAAAACTCTTCTGTCTTGGCAATTATACGTGGGGCCGTGTTTGCTTTATTAGAAATACCAAACCATTTACCACCATACGTCTGAAAATAGTCAGGAAGCTGTGCGTTTGCCGTAAACTTATGTTTAAATCCATGTATTTCTTGAAAGTCTACGTGCATATCGCCAATGTTGTTCTCTACAAGCTCCTTAATACCACCTTTCCTTTGTTGGTCATAGTATAAAGATTGTAACAATACCTGTAGATAATCGTTTTTAAACCGTTTATCCTTGTTAAAAACAACAGAAGCTACAGAATTAGTCAATGCATCCCATACTGCACTACACATTTTAGAGTGACCAGTCTCAGAGTTAATAGGGTCAGTACCCTGATACCATCTATTCTTCCATATTTCTCCATGAGGAGGATGATGAACAATCATTGCAGTAGTAGATGAATTATCTCTATCTCCAGTTTCTACCCATCTCGCTCCAATAATTCTGTATGGCGTATGCAAATCTGGTGTAGGTTGACTCATATCAAATATAGGGTCAAAGAAACCATACTGGATAGGGACCTCCATGCTATAAATATCATTCAACCTCTGATTACAGTAGTGAATAGGCACAAGTGTTCTTGCCTTTCTGATAAACATATCGTCTATTGTAATCGGATAGTGCTGATGGAACTGAACTCTTGCAAGTTCTCCTTTCTTAGTATCTCCTACAGCTAAGTAAGCTTTCTTCTCATTCTCTATATGCTCATCAGTAACACCTCTACGTGCATAAGCATTAAAGAACAATGGAATAATACCATATTCGTAATTGCCTTCTGCCCATTGTCGCAAACACATTTTAAACTCTGATTCAAATACAGAACCACCCTTATCCATTTCACCTCCAGTACCCCAAGCAATAAACTGCTGCTGCATGGTCATTTTTCCTGTTTCTGGATTAAACTTAAACAAAGCAGGTCGACCCTCACGCATCATCTCACCAAAGATGTCAAATAGACCAATCTCATCCACAAATACAGCTGAAGGCGAACCCCCGTTTATTGCATCTATCTGAGGAGAGTCTACCTGAAAGCGTGACGCACCACCATCTTCTCTACCTTTCCTGTCACCTTTCTTATCAAATGACATTACTTGGTCGGTCCAGTTCTTAACCTCTTGAGCAATAAATCCAGGAATCTTAGTGTATGTCCATTTTACCTTATCACGGAATATCTCTATACCCTTATCCTTTGAGTGGGTAACAAACTTAATGAAGTATGATTTATTGAGGTTGACACGTTTCATACCGGCCAAACACATGGTTGTAGTAAATCCAATCTGACGGGCTTTACCAATCATCATGGAGTATCCACAGTCGTAAAGGAATAAAAGAACCTCCTGAGCCTCCCAGGCTTTGTACTGGAGTGTTCCATCCATTGCTTTATCTTCCTTGATTTTACCGTACTTATTACAGAAGTATAGCGTGTTATCTTTACAACGTTTAATCTCTACCTTGAGCCAATCTATTTGCTCCTCTTCTGTTTCAAAGTCAAGTATGGTTGAATCATCAGATAACCATATCTCTGCTTGTTTGCGATATAACTCAAAGGGCTTGAATTTAATCTTGTTCTGCCAGCCTGAATTTATTGAATCTATCCATTGAACAAATTCTTTTGGATATTCAAACTCCGGATGGTCTGGCATCCATTGTGATGTCCTTATTCCCTTTGAACTAATACCGTCTTGAACTAAATCAAAACTCATTAGTTTAATTATTTAATTGGCAAGTGGTTTACCTTTATTATTACCTTTTAAAAGAATTTCTTTAATTCTTCTACTTCTAGGTGCTTCTTTTAAAGGCCCTGTTTTTACTATAGAATCTCTTTTATCTACACCTGAATCAACTTTAGAAGACATCTCAAAGCTAGACATTGGTCTCTCAAATGATGTTGTTCCAAACGCATTTTTATTAATAGGATTTAAATAAGGTCTCGTAGGCCTGGCAGGAACAGAAGAAGTAGTGCTTTGCATCTTCTTTGAATCATTCAAAGTCTTTTGCTTTAATTTCTTTGCCATAATTATCTGTTTCTCAAATATTTTGAAACTACAGGTTTCATTTCTGTTTTTCTACCTCCTTTAAGTGATGAAGTGTCTGATTTAGAAACAGGAGAATTAGATAATGGTTTTTTAGGAGCAGAATCTAATTTATAGTTACTCACCATATTGCTAACTGCTTTAGACTTACTAGCGGCAGATGCTGCTGCATTCATAGCTTCTCCTATTTTTTTTATTTTCTTAGGGCTTAACATAACTATTATTTTTTACAGTTTTTACTTTTTTTCATTGGTTTGCTCTTCTTTACTTTTTGAGCTATATCGTAAGCTTTCTTTACAAGCTTAGGGTCTACACCTGACATTTTTCCTAACATTATTTCCTAAGTTTTTTAAGAGCAGCTTTTATTTTCTGTTCAATATTAACTTTATCTTCAGGGCGAGTTTTTGACTTTCCGATTTTCTTCTTGTCTTCCTTGTGCCACTTACCTGAAGGATTTTCTTTATTCTCAAATAAAGTTCTTTCTGATTTTATTTTCGGTGCTCTTGGGTCCATAATTCAAAATTACAAATTATACAAATACTATTTTTTAGATAACCTTGCCATTGATAATCTTAAGATTCCTGAACTCATACGTTCCATCAGGCTGCGTCTCAATTGTCGCAAATCCGTGGTTCCACTTATTATAGGGAAGATATTCAGGAGAAAGCCCACACAGCGAACCAATAGAGTAAGTAGTAACTACATTACCGGCCATATCTTTCTCACTATGTTCAGATGTTACGTGGTGATGCCCAATAGCACAATCAATCTTAGCCCGGGTATATAATCCCCTAGCGGCATTTACAGGACTAAATACACTTTGCCCAAACTCATGTCCGTGCGCTAGTGTAAAGTTGCCTATCTTAGCAATCTGCTTACTCTTAACTTCCTGAACTCCTAGCTCGCCAAATCTAAGTACGTTAGCTAATTCAAAATCAGATATGCCTAAAAGTTCTGGAGCATTAGCTCTCAAATACGTCTGCCATCTTTCTTCGTGATTACCAATCTTAAAGTAAATAGGACAATCAAATACTTCTTTAAGCTCCATTAAGAAATGACGAGTAATTTCAAGTTCCCCAGCCAAGTCTCTTAATCTTCTATCCTTAGAAAACCTAGATGCTTGATACATATCAATTGTATCACCATTTAGATAAACAAAGTTTGGTTTAAAGTTAATACCATAATTAACCGCAATCTCCAATGCCTCATTATCTTGATAAGGCAAATGAATATCATTCATAATTAATCCTCTGTCATTCAATCTAGGAATAACAAAAGGCTCTATGCTCTCGTAATCAGATGTAGGCAAATTAAATCTATTCATGGCTAACTTTTTTTCTTCTTCTGTTCTTTTAGCAACAGGCTCTTGTATATATTTTCTGTTCCTGCTAGGCATCTCACCTCTATTATACCTAACAGTAGCTCTTGCGTTATCAAAGTTCTCAAACACATCAGGAAATTCACTATGAAGCATCCTTGCAATAACATTTGTTGGATAATCCGAATATCTATCAAGGTATTCTCTAGCCAAAATTGATTTAGGTGTGTCTTTTTTACTCATAATTAATCTTCATTAAATTCATATTCCTCATCTCCTTCAGCGGTATTCTTAGGTATAGCATTATAATTCTTAACAGAGCTAAATATACTTTTCATTGAACCTTTATAAAAATATATTGGGTTTACCATATATGTTCTTCTTCCTTTCTCAGTATAGAATCTAATGATATCATGCTCACATAACTGACCAATAGACTTAATCACATATCTCATGTTCATGCCGGTAGCATTCCTAATATCCCTTAGACCATACCCCTTAAGGTAATTACCATAGTTCATCTCCCCTGCCATAAACCTTAACATCTTTATCGAAGAAGGATTTAACTCATCCTGAATCTTCAATGCGTCAACAAAGGTAATAAGATAACGCATCTTCTTTTTCTTAAAGATGCTATTCACCATATTATCAACCTCCGCACTCCACGGCTCCGCCAAAGGAACTATATCACCATAGTTATTCTCATAATACAACTTAGGTGATTTTAACTTCCTACTTATAATCCTGTCAGCCTCTAACAAGATTAAATCATAAACAATATTATTTTCCATTACCAGAAGTTTTCCTAGACTCAATCAACTCATCAACATTCCTCTTTATCTTCTTCAAAT